CTAATGTCTAGCCTGAAATCAGACAAAACAATGTTCACTAGGGGATAGTGTCTAGCACAACGTTACAATCAAAACAGATAAAACTTAAAATAAAGTTGACACTATTCTTACTTGCGACCGAATAAAATTCATCAAAATCTATTGACCTCGGGGCTGAACACGACCAAAGGCTCTAGAACGTTTAATCCACCCCGTGGGTGGTTCGTCGTACTAGACAAAATGATCGTGACTCCGTAGTTGTGATACGGAGTGACCACCCGAAGGGTAGTTATTCTCGGTAGAATAAAATGATACGTCTGACTTCGCTTTATGAGCTATTCAGACTTAGAATTTAGGGTTGATTTTGGATCCGGGAGATGCGTGGAGCACCAACCAGGTAGCCGAAGGAGAAGTCATCAGCGGCTGCCTCATACAAGGTGTAAGCACCGAAGCAGTTCCTGATTCCTCCTGTGAACTTCGACGAAGGCGAGACCGGTGTGCCCTTAGCAGAAAGGTAGGCATAAAGTGGTCTATCCATTCCCCGGGGGTCTGCCGAACGGCGAACGCGCACCTTAGCGCGTCTCACAAGAGGCCCTTCTGTGTCTGCGATGGTATTTTCACCCACAAGGGAGATAGGCATCTGCCCGTAATACGGGACTTCAAACTCAATGGTCCCATTCAAATCTGGGTACACATAGTGTTCAAACACAGCAGTTGTGTCGGTGGTGGCAAAAGTCCCGACTGTTGGGCCAGTGATGGCGCCGTTCTCGACGATTTTCCAGTCCCTCTTGACAATCATGGGGTCCTGGACACGAACTGAGTCGTACTCAAAGGAATCCGCAGCATTTTGATATGCAGTGCGGTCCTCGTCGTCGCCGGTGGCAGCGCGGAAACCAAATGAGGTCCCCTTCAGGCCATTCGTCGCAGGGTTCACCACCTTGTACCTTCGCCCACCACGGAAAAATCTGTACAAGTACGAAACGTAGTACAGAGGACTCCGTGTTGGGTAATGGTTCGCAACGGTAAAACTGCCTGGGTCGATGGTGCCGTCCAGCCCAAGTCCCAAAGGTAGGGTCTCGTTCTGAGCCGTCACGACTTGTATACCAGTAGCCTGCCCGAAATAACACGGGTCTATAGCCAGCTCGTTGAAGAGGTAATCATCATTGGACAAGTCGATCGGGCCAGGAAAGGACCACTGAGAGGTTTGGACTGCCTTATAGGGATATGGCTGACCTCGTGAAGTTATACCGAAGCGCTTGATGAGCTGCCGCAGGGAAGTAATTTTCTCTCCCATGCACAATTCCTCGGCTCCGGTTAGACTCATGTGTGGCATCGGGAAGGTGTCACTTGCAGTGTTTGTGACTTGCTCATTGTGCTCGACTCCTTTAGATGTCAAATTGAACACTTGAGCTTTCCACGTGCTCTCAGGGCTGTCCTCCTCGTCGGGGTTGTCTTGTTCGGTCACTGCGCTGTAGGACGCAATAACGTAGTTGCCAAAATCAGGAACTGCGAAAGCAATATCGTCCCCACCGGAAATCCACATGCTGAAAGGGCAAGTGGAAGAGACAGAGTCTGAAGCAGCGCGCAGCTGAGTCAGCACCGTCACGGTGATAGAACCGGTAGAGAACTTCTCCTTCCGCCAGTTGTTAACGTCCACGACGTTTGCGACGAGTGTCTCCTTCCAAGGCACGTTGGCCACGTAGGGGATCTCGAACTCCAGCTCAGATGACACCGACAAATCCAAGATCCAGTTATACGCATTCTCAGGAACATTCCCGGCATTAGCCTGGTCACCGTAAATGCCCGGGTGGTATGTAATCCGAAGGCGTCCGGTGTGGAAGGCAGTTTTCGCGACCGCCAGCCTGTACTTGAGAGTCCCTCGCCAGTACCTAAACATTGAAGTTAGGAACCCGAGGGTAGTAGGCTGCATAGAATTTGGGCCGCCAGAAGCCATCCCAGGTGCTACAGAGTTGTAGTGCAGGACTGTCCCAACTGCGTCTGACACATCCCAGGTAACGTCGTCACTGAAGATACAGGACTTAGAAGCAACATACTTCAAATCCATCTCGTCAACATCTGTCGAGAAAATTCCTCCGTCGTACGTAAGCCCGTTGTCTGGCATAGCGCCCAACTTGGTGGACAAGTCAATACCGTCGGCGTTGGTGTAACCCTTAGCCGGGACGTTGACATACGGACAATTCTTGTCCAAGTTAGTAGGCTTGTTCCAACCTACAGCCTCGGCTGCTCCACCAACGGCCCGGGCAACCCACTCCACTGGTCTCAGCCATTTGCCGAGCAGTGGAAGGGCCCCCCCAACCATAGATGCCGCACCGGCAACTGCATTCGCAGTGCCTGAAATGGGCGGCCCTGATGTTGAAGCATGCTCCTCAGAGCCTCCAACTTGAGCTTTCCAGACCTCCTCGTCACCTTTCACTGTCGGAACAGTCACAGGCTTGGACGTGGGCATGGCCAACTCGATGTCCTCAAACCACGCAAAGATGGTGAACGTGGCCCCGTTTGTAACAGGGGTCGTGCCAGATTGTATGGCATTGATCGGGACAATGTTGAGCTCACCCATATTCGAGTGAGTGTCGAGCAGGTTGTAATGCGACAGCGGAGCACAGTAGGGAATCTTAATCTCCACTGGAGCATTCGTTGCAAGGTCAATCTCGACGCCAGGAAACCCTGTGGTGTTTTGGAGGGCAGAAATGAGCGAGCCCCTGTTTGAAATACTATCAAATGGGGCAAAGAACATCCAATACTTCCCACTCATGAAAGGAGTGGCGTTGAAGACGAGCTTGCACTTGACATTTGCTCGGAAGTAAGTGAAGTAGTCCAATTTCTTTACGACATTGGTCGACTTCTGGAGGAGTATGTCCGGGAACTTGAGAGTCACAGACGTAAAACCGCTGTTAAACTCACCATCCCGAACGTTGACCGGACGTTGCAAAATTGCATGAATATCATGCAACTTTGAGTCCTCGGCCATACGGGTCCAAGCTGTAGTGGACGACATCATCGGCTTCTCGTAAGTTTCGACGTTGACATCGTCCACGAACTTGGTAATTTGCTGAATCTCGGTATCGGGACCCAGCTCGGCCATGTTGTCATGTACTTGAGACATATTCTTTTCTTGACTTGCAGCAATCGATTGAGTTAGCTAACTTTCAGCCGCTCGATTAAACGGATCTGATCTAAAGCGCCGGGTTGGTAGCCTGGATTTTAGGCGGCACACACCAACCAGTAGAGTCTTGAAACTCTCCGCCCTTCAATAAAGAAGACCGAAGACCGGGCTTTGCTGCTCACACCTTGCGGCGATTAGTGTGAGCCCCTAGCTTCGGATTTAGTTACACGCGGCTGCCAGGCGGCCGTACTTCTTGGCCTCGACAAACCGATATTCGTCGTAGGTCAAGAAGAGTGGGCGCGTCTGGAACCCGCGTGTGGCCTGTTTGTACTTTCCAGTCCAGTGTTCAAAGACTTCACGGCCGTGCAGAGAGAGCTCGAACGCAGATGTTTCCATGTTCTCAATAGTCTTCTCCTCACGGTCAAAGTCTCCCCTCACCCAATTAATCATCTCGAGCACAACGGAGAGGTCCAGTGGGGCGACGTACTGATGTTCGTCTTCATTCCACTTGAAACCCCTCTTGAGGTATCCGATCTCATCAAGGCGGCGATAGGGAACCATATTTCCAGATTTCGTTTCGTCAGTGTAGGTCATACCAATCTCCTGGTAACCATCGGCAATCGTCAGCTGGTTGAAATGGTCAATGACAGTGTCAGAGATATTCACACAGTTGTCGTCACCGTAGGACACCATAGCGACGTGGTCGTTGAAAGCCTTCATTGTTTTAAACTCTTCAGGCATAACAGTCAACCACACATAACGCATGGAGATGGAATTGTAGAGCGAGTTGAGGATCGCCGTAATCGGGCAGCCGGACGGTTGAGAGTGAGTCCACAAGTAGACGTTGTCATCACAAACGTGTACGGAGTTCACAATCTCTCTCCAGAGGACACGTCGAATCTGCGCATTCTCCTCACCGTCATCGTAGAACTTGTTGATAATTTCTACGATTTCGGCAAGAAGCTCGAGCACCAACGTGCCATCGAAGTTGGAGAAGTCTCCAGCGATTACTTTGTCACCTTTGCTGCAAAGCCTTTCGGCAGTTCGCGTCCAATCCAGGGAGTAGACATTAGTCCCAATCGAGATTTCGTTGTCAATCCTGTTTTTGGCGCAGTGAGCAGCAAAGCCGAGAAAGTATTTTCTAAAAACCAGTGTAAAAACCATTGGTCCGGCAGCAAACACCCGAGTTTTGGCGAACATTACCTTTTCAATAAGGCGTCGCTCGTCTTTCAAGGTATCAGTCCAAATAGTTGGAGTCCGCTTGTTCTTAATTGCGTTCTCTATCATCTCGGCCATCTCCTTCTTGATCTCGGGGTCAAGCTTGTACTCCTCACTACCAAGCCACTTTGTCTTTCCTGGCATACCCTTCTTATCTTTTGTGAGAGGGAACCCAGGAGACGACTTGCGGTTGATGGGCGCTAGAAATGGATCATCCTCAACACCTGCCACCGCTTCTTCGTCCGTGAGAACTCGAGCGTGGTTGGGGTCGGGGAGAGTATTTACGATGCGCTCCACGTCATTTATCGCAATCGCGAGACGCGTGCTGTCGAGTGAGGGTGGAATCTTGCCGGCCTTCTTCAGTCCTTGCTGCATAGGGTCGACGCGCTTGCCACCAACATTCTTAGGGCGCAAAGCACTGGGCGCAGTAGTGGGCTCGGTGATGAGACCATGAACGTTGCTCTCGCGCAATGCGGTCTTGGATGGTGAGGCCACCTTGTAAAGCGCCTTGCCAACGGGCACAAAGTCTCCTTCAGGGAGGGCTATTTTCTCGCCGGCGACGGGGGCCCTCAAGAGAGGGTCTAAGCAGAGGCTCACTTGCGCATCCATGCTGATCGAGGCAAGTCCACGTTGGATATCCTCAATGTTGAGCGGGGAAGACATGCCTATTCCGATGGTTCCGGCCACGTGAACTCCAATGATTTTGCGAGCCAATCCTACATGGACACCCATCAGAATTGCTCCACAATCCCCGTCTTTCGTTTCCAGATTGTACTGGTACGAGGAGCGAAGCCAATATTTGTTTCCGAGGTTGTCGTCGTAGTCACGCGCAATGTTGTTGGACCTCACTTGTCCGTAACGCATCACGACCACGCCATCAGCAGGAGACAAAAGACACCCGTTCACAGTATTGAAGCGAGTCATTTCTGTGGAAGTGGCAATGCTACCAGTGATGTCCGCATGATCGTGTATGGACTTGGGGAAAACTAGCAAGGCTTGGTCTTTGGAGACGCCATCCTTTCCAGTAAGTCGAACCCACTTCACCTTTTCAGTGGGAATAACGTGGCCCTCGCGGACAGTGCCATTGGAAATGCGCACTGCTTCAGACCCCTCCAAGTAAGGAATGAGATGTCCAGCCGTAAGGGCAACACGTCCCACAATAAAGCACATCTTTATGCGGGCTCCCCAGGCGCCATTCTTCTTTACATCGACATTATACATGTTGTGCAAGATCTTCTTGGAGACCTGAAGAGCATTTGGATCCGAGAGCAATTGAGCCTCAATTTTGTCCTCACTAATGATTGGCTCATAATCGTCACCTACTTCATCAATCTCCACCACAGCGTTGTTCTTCTTCTTTGTGGTGGGGTCGCCTGAGCCTGTGAGTTCTGTGTGGATAGTCTTCTTCTTACGAGTGTGGACATCTCCAGACCCAGTCAGCTCAGTGCGCATACTTGCGGGTTTACGAGTGTGTACGTCTCCAGACCCAGTGATCTCGGTGACGAACGCAAAAGGCACAAAGCGCATTTTATGGCCACGAAGGACCTCAAATCCGCTCTCACCATTGCGCTCGCCAAAGCGCACAGCAGTTCCGGCACGGTCACACTTCCCACATACCTGTGGGTAGTGGATAGATTCCTCCACGGACTTGATGACGTGAGTGTGTTCGTAAATTTCGTCACACCACATACAATGATGTCGATGGAGTGTACGCTCACCGCGAGTAAGCCCCTCGTGATAATGATCGAGGGGCGGACCGCTCGCTACGTTCTTAGTGGACTTCATGTACTGTCCAATGCCGAACGCGATAAACGGGATAAGAGCCAACCCAATAGAAATATACGGGTGTTTCTTAATCTCGTCCGCTACGCGTGTACAAAAGGACTTGACCTTAGTGATCCAGCCATTGCTTTCCGCACGCAGGCGCTCAACAATCTTGCGACTGTGGCGAACGGTGCACTCGCGGATACCCTCAATCAGGTCTCCAAGAGAAAAGAGGAGCATGGTGTCCTTCTTGACCATCTGCTTCAATTGCCTCGCAGCATCGTCTGTCCAGAGGCGCTCTTGGTCAGAGACCATTTCAGTCCATTCGACCTGAATTTGGTCCCAGGTCTTATACTTGTCACCATCACGTCCGGCACCCATGAGCACACTAAAGTCATCAAAAGCGGGCTGAGTGTCAGGGTGAATCAGTGAACGGATCTGAGGATAGATGTCAAAGAACTCGTCAATTTGTCGACCGGTCCAACCAGTCAATCCTTGAAGCTCAATGAGTTTCGCCTCTGCGTCTAAATCGCGCAGCCACTGTTCCTCCTCTGAAGGAGTCAAAGCCTGAGCGTTCAATGGCAACTCGGCATACTCCTCCAGGAAGTCCTTCATGGTGGTGGATCTCGTGAACCTGTCCTTATATTTCTGTATCACAAGACGCATGAACTCGTAGTAAGAGAGAGGTGTGTCATGGATAAGGCGACCAGTCAAGGGATTCCGCAGCAAAATACTGTAGACATCCAAAGATGGCTTCGGCGACCCGGTAATGCGCTCGACCTTCTTACAGTCGAGGTATATCTTGCCGTCTTCACCTGTCATCCGAAACATTGGCCTAACTTGGACCTCACCAACGAGGTCGAAGCGACGGCGCACAGCCTCCTTACAGGCAATGGACTCAGGCTTAATCTGGTCAACACTACAGTTCGACGTGCAAATAATAGCGCGAGAGTTAAAGTAAGTCTTACTCTTCTCTTCGATCGTCGCCATATGCAGCGGGTACGGAGCGAGATTTCCAGTCCGGATAACCTCCATAAATTCTGGATTCGGTTTACCGGCACTGTCCACAATTTGGGCAAAGTCGTCATAAACAACGACACGCTGATTCTTGTAGCCATCCCAGAAGTCTTGTTCCACATTTCGCATGTAAATTTCGCGAGTGGGGTCCTTCTTCCCTTGACAAGTGACGGGGATACCATCAACTTTCAGTATGTCAGTAGCAAGAGGCCACATCATGCCGGATTTGCCAACACCTGATGTACCATGAAGGTAGACAACAATGGGCTCGATACGGGGTCCGGCACGGAATGCTCCACTAGCAGTTGCTTTCTCGTACAAGTTCTTCAGAACGGCCCAATGCGTATTGAAAGGGCCAAGAATCTCACGAGGAGCCTTCGACTCT